AAGACCGGCTACAGTATTACACCAACTACTTCGACTTTGGTAGCCCAACAGCCTTAAAAGTCCTTAAAAAGATAGGATTTGTAGTCATTGGCGGCTCTGGTGACGCTGTAGCCATTAAATGGGGCTTTGATTACAAAGAAAATTACAATAGTGAAACGAAAATGCTTGACACAGGCTCAGTTTACGAGTATAATGTTGGGGAATACAACATTGCTGAATTCTCCAATGGTATCGTCCTAGACCAGTTCCAGATCAATGCAGGCGGTACTGGTGCTGTCCTACAACTAGGATTAGAAGCAGAATTAAATGGTGATCCTCTTTCTATTCAGAAAATCGATGTCTATGTCGCACAAGGAAAAACAGTATGAGCAATTACACGAAAGCAACTAACTTTGCATCCAAAGATGCTCTCAGCACTGGCAACCCAGCCAAGGTTATCAAAGGCACCGAGATTGATGCAGAATACACAGCCATTGCCTCTGCCATATCATCCAAGGCAGACAGCAACAGCCCTACCTTTACAGGTACTCCGTTAGCGCCTACAGCCTCGGCAGGAACCAATACTACACAGATTGCCTCCACAGCCTTTGTTACCACGGCGGTAGCAGCAGCATTTCCTAGCGGCGGTATCATTATCTGGTCAGGCTCTGCCGCATCTATTCCTAGTGGTTGGGTACTGTGTAATGGTTCTAATTCGACACCAGACCTAAGAGACAGGTTTGTTGTTGGAGCAGGTTCTACTTACGCTGTTGGCGACACTGGTGGCTCCGCTAATGCAATCGTTGTCAGCCACACCCACACTGCTACTTCAACAGTAACAGACCCAGGCCATACGCACCTTATTCCAAATACAAGGGCCGGTAGTCCAAACGGAGGCAGTACATATATTGCTGGTGCCGCTTCAAACCCAGCTAATACAGACAACACAGGTTCTAATACAACAGGCATCACTGTTTCTACCACTAACGCATCAGCAGGTTCTTCAGGCACTAACGCTAACCTGCCCCCGTACTATGCTCTTTGCTACATTATGAAGACCTGATGAATCAAGAACAAATAAAAGAATACCTAACTAAGTCTAAAGATACCAGAATAAGATTAGACAACTTAGTTGAAAATGAACATGGTTTTATGTCTTGGACTGAGCATGACGATGCTTTAGTTGCTCTGCAAGTTTATGGTGACGGGTATTACTGGAATATCTATCTCAATGAACTAGCAAAGCAATTAGGCTACAAGAAGATAATCATGGGCACTAAGCGTAATTACAAAGCATTTGAGAAGAAGTTTGGTTTTAAACTAACTGGATACATTTTAGAAAAAGAGGTAATCTAAATGGGTAACGCAGTGGGAAGTATAGTTGGGGCAGCCATAGGCGCAAGCGCAACAAGATCAGCGGCTAGAAAACAAGCCGAAGCTGCTCGGTATGCAGCCGATGCTCAAGAACGTGCTGCTCAATTAGCAGCCGAAGAGGCTCGGTTTAGACCTGTAGGAATCTCTACTAGGTTTGGACAATCACAGTTCCAATACGGACCTGAGGGTCGTCTTAGCGGTGCTAGTTATACTACATCGCCAGAGATACAGGCTCTTCAAGACAGACTCTCTGCCCTCTACGGAGACAGTCTAGGGCTTGCAGAACAGGCTGTAGCGCCTTCTCAGACCTTGTTTGGTCTTGGTCAACAATACCTTGCACAGTCTCCAGAGCAGGCTCGTAACCAATACTTGCAAGAACAGTATGCAATGCTTGACCCGATCCGTCAGCGTGAAGAACAGAGATTAGGTGCTTCTGTGTTTGGTCGTGGTCGTGCTGGTCTCAATATTGGTGATGTAGGTCAGCCTGAGTTAGCTGCATTAGCTACTGCAAGACGCACACAAGACCTGCAACTGGCTGCACAGGCAGAACAAGAAGCAAGGAATCGTATCAACTTCGGTACTGGATTGTTTGGTGAAGCCGCTAAACTGGGTACAACAGCATTGTCGCCATTCCAAACCCAATTCGGTGTATCTCAGTTGCTTGAGCAGGCAGGTCAGCAGCCTCTGGATATTGGTGCTCAGTTGGGCGGTAGAACAGCCACGGCTGGGGCTTCTGCTGGTCGGTCTTTATTAGAAGGTGGTATGCAGGCAGCACAGACTAGGTTGGGTGGTCAGCAACAGCAGATTGCCGCTAATCAGTTAGCAGGACAAAACCTGATGAACAGCTTCTTTAAGAGCCTAAACTTTGGCGGTACACAGGCACCAGCACCGCAATCTACAGCCTCTCCCTATTATCCAATGGGTGCAGGTAGTGGTGGAGGCTTTTCCTATAACCCTGACATCGATACATCAGGCGGTTATTACGGATCATCTTCAGGCTTTGAAGACATGAGTGGTGGTTACAGCCCTTACTAAAGGAAATAGAAATGGCAGAGCAAACATTATTTGGTTCTTATAACCCCGAACTAATTAAGCAGGCTATCGAGGCTGAACGTGAGCGTAACCTATTAGAGCAGGCTAGGTTAACCCCACAGCAGATTACCTTGCTTGGTTCTGCTAGGGCTGGTCAGCAGTTAGGTAGTGCCTTGGGTGGTGTTGTTGGTAACTTGTTTGGTACCACGCCTGTGCAGGACCCAAGACTACAGCAGGCACAGTTGGGTCAGCAAGCCTACCAAGAAGCCTTACAGGCCTCAGGTAACGATGCTTCTTCGCCGGCCTTCTTTAAGCAATTATCTTCTTCTGCGGCTAGGTTGGGTGTAACTACATTGGCTCAACAGGCTGCTGTGCAAGCTGCTAAGTTGGAGTCTGAGCAGGCTTTAGGAGTGCAAAGGATTGCTTCGGCGCAAGCATCATTGGCTCAAGCAGCTAAAGAAAGGGCACCAGAGGCACCGCTGACCATTGCTGATCGTACTCGTCTAAATGAGTTAATTCAAAAGTTTGGTAATGTTGAAGGCGCTAAAAAGTTTAGAGAAGAGCGTGATGCAGCAGAGCGTAAAAAAGCCGCTGCCGGTGCTCCTCCTCAGACACCAACAGAGAAAGCAACATTACCGGGCAAAGCCACACAACTTGGTAAAGTTGAGGAAGCTGCTCTTCAGGGCGCTAAAACAATTGAAACAGCCAATTCTATTGACCGTGTTTTAGATACAGCATTTACTGGCTTTGGATCAGATGCTAAGTTGCGTGTTGGTCAGATTGCAGAAGCCTTTGGAGCCACTGTTACTGGGACATCCGACACAGAGCAATTAAAACAGTTGCTTGCTCAGTTAGCGCAAGGACAGGCTCGTAGTCTTCCAGGTGCGTTATCTGAGAAGGAATTGGCATTCTTGCGTGAGGCTATCGGAACTGGTAACTTTACTGTTAATACTTTACGGACTGTTACTAAGCGTCTTCGTACAGATGCTTTAGCCGCTGATATTGAGAATCAGACTGCTCAAGAATATGTTTCTAAAGGTGGCGATTTAAACAAGTTTAACTTTGTTGAAAACCGTAAAAAGGCAATAGAACAGGCTAAAAGGCAGATTAATGAGCGTGAAGCCAAACAAAGACGGATAGATGAGTTGCGGAAAAAACAAGGAGGCCAGTAATGGCGTTAACACCCCAAGAGCAAGAAGAACTGACAAGGCTTGAAACAGAACTTGCTGATTCTGTTATGGTCAGAGGTACTAGGCCAAAAACACTCACACAAGAGTTAAAGCAAGCGGCTGTAGAAAGCCTTCCATCATTAGGTGGGATGATAGGCGGTGTTGCTGGTGGTTTACTAACAAGAAGTGTACCTGGTGCTGAACTCGGCTCTGCTGCGGGGTCTGCTGCTATTCGTAGCATGATTGGTGCTGGTTTAGGCGGCGCTACCGGCGAAGCTGCAAAGATGGGTATTCAAGGTGTTAGCCCATCTGTTCGGTCAACATTAGGAATTATCCGTGGTGGTGTTGAGCAGGCTGCTTATGACGGCATAGGCAATCTTGTGTTTAGTGCCGGTGGCAGGGCCTTTCAGATCACAAAAGATGCCTTGTCTAAAAGGTTTGCTGGAACACCCCCAGAAGACGCTATTGTAGCTGCTCAGAAGTTGTTACAAGAGGGCGGTGGAACACTAACACCATTCCAAGCTACTAAAGATTCTTGGGCTGGCTTTAAAGAGTCGCTAGCTAGGGGTTCCTTTACTGGTAAGCCTGTGTTTGAAAAGGCTGCTGAGAAGAATGTTGAGGCTATTGCAAGTGCTAAAAATAAAGCCCTTGATGAGACATCTACCAGAATTTATGACAGTCTACAGACTGGTAAAGAGTTTGCAACGGCAATCCAAGAAGGTGATGATGCTCTAAAAAGCCTGACTAGGCCTTTCTATGAGGCTTTAGACAAGGCACCAAAGATTGCACAGCAGCCTGTATCTCTTTCTAGCATCAAAGGAGATGCCACAAAAGTTCTACAATCTGCTGATGCTCTTGGTGGCCTAACTCTAGGTTCTAAAGAGCGTGGATACATCGAAGCAATAAATGCGTTGCCTGATAACATTGGATTTGCTCAGGCACACGATATAGCATCTTCACTAAAGACAACTCTTCGTGATCTGAAAAGGTCCTCAGAGCCAGATTCTAAGACTGTCTTTCGTCTAAGCAAACTAGTAAGCGACCTAGAGAAACAAATGGATATTGCCGGTTCTAATCCTTCGGGTACTGCAATTCCGTTTGAGGGAAGACTTGCAGAAGAGCAGTCTAGCAATCTAGCACAGCAATACAAGTTCTATTCTAAGTTCTATAGGGACAGTATTCAGGATTTGTATTCAGATACGGCATCAAAGTTACTCAATAAAGACCCAGAGTTTGTTGGCAAATCTATCTTCCAAAATGGTAACGTAACTGCTTGGGAAGAGGCAAAACAGGCTTTAGGAAGGGCAAAGCAGTTAAATCCTAAACTAAATGTTCAGCAAACACTAGAGTCAGTACAGCGTGGGTATCTTGAGAATCTTCTTAAGTCTGAGGGTTCTTTTGCCAAACTAGGCGATAAGATTAAGAACGATGAGACAGTTCGCCGTACATTTGAGGCAGTGCTACCAAAGGCAACGCAGGGGCGTGTTAAAACACTTCTAGAGGCTGCTAAGTTGTCAGAAGGACAGCCTAGTGCTACTGCTCCTTTGTTCTTTGCTGCACAACAGGCACAGACCATTGGCGCTGTCGGGTCATTAGGTGCCTTGCTTTTAAGCGATGAAGTTAAAGGGCTTGCCGCTGATAACCCAATTAAGACTGCTTTAGTTGGAGGTACTATCCTTTTAGGTCCTCGTTTCTGGGCAAAAGCAGCAACATCGCCTGAGGCAACTAATGCCGCCTTAGGTATTATTAAATCCCAACAATCTGGTATTCCTCTAAGTGGAAATCTATTCCTAAAGGCTACACAGGCTTTTGAACGTGCCGGTATCATAGCTGATGACCTTATTGCCAAGTCAGAGCAAAAGGCACAGCCAGTTGGCTTAACAGATGCAGAGAAAGAAGAGTTACAGCGGTTAGAAGCAGAAGTAGGCCAGTAACATGAGCGAACCAGTCACTCAAGTTGCCAAGGCTGCTGTCGCTGGCATCAAAGAGGCATTGGCGGTAGGTAAGGAACTGGAGTCAGTCACCAAGGACATTCAAGAACTTGGTAAGGCTGATGTGCAGGCCAGGGCCGCCTTCCGTAAGAAGCAGCTAAACAGGCCCAAAGATACCTCTGTGTTCTCTGCCGTTGAGGAATGGCGTGGATTATACGAAATTAAGCAGATAGAAGAAGAACTCAAAAGAGACATCATCGAGAAGCATGGTCCTGCTGCCTGGACTGAGGTAGAAGCCATTAAACAGCGTATCTTGGCAGATAACAAGAATCTAACTGATGAGTTTGGCAGGGATCTAAAGAAACTTAATGAACTCAAGATTTACTGCTTTTTGGCATCGCTATTCATAGTCACTACTTACTACATCTTTAAAGGACACCTGTAATGCTATCGCTTATATCCTCCGCTATCGGCTTCTTTGCCTCTGGATTGCCACAGGTACTGAACTTCTTCCAAGACAGGGCAGATAAGGCTCAGGAACTTAAACTAGCCCAGATGCAGACTGAGCGTGAACTAGCATTGGCAGAGAGGGGCTTTATAGCCCAGCAGAGGGTCGAAGAGATCAGGACAGACCAGATTGCCCTCCAGACCGATGCAGACCGCCAGAACGCTGCTCTGGACCACGATAAGGCTATTATGGCTCGGGCATCTAACTGGGTGGTTAACCTAAACGGCATCGTAAGGCCTGCTGTGACCTTTATCTTTGTGTTAGAACTGGTTTTAATCAATATCGGTCTAACCTACTTCCTGCTACAGGGTGGGTTAGGCAGTATGAACGTAGAGCAGTTTATCGCAGCTACGGATGTTATCTTCTCTGAAGATGAGATGGCTTTACTGTCAGGAATCATTGCTTTCTGGTTTGGTTCTCGTCAGTGGGGCAAGAAGTGAATGTATCAAAAGAGTGTATAGAGGGCATCAAAAAGGATGAAGGAGTTAGATTTCGTCCCTATCGCTGTCCTGCTATATTGTGGACTGTTGGCGTTGGTCATGTTATTGACCCTAATCATATAAAGGTAAAATTAGATGAACGTAAAGGACTTGCAATCCCTGATGGGTGGGATCGAACTCTCACAATGGACGAAGTC